GAACTTATACATGAAAGGTATATGTATTCAAGGTGGTGTTAAAAACCACAATGAACGTGTATATCCTGTGAATGAGATTGCCGATGCTGTTTCCACACTTAATGAACAAATCCACGGTGGCTACTCTGTCTTAGGCGAAGTAGACCACCCAGATGATTTGAAAATTAACCTAGACCGTGTTTCACACATGATCACAGAAATGTGGATGGATGGACCAAACGGCTATGGCAAACTTAAAGTTTTACCAACTCCAATGGGTACACTAGTTAAAACTATGTTGGAGTCGGGCGTTAAACTAGGTGTTAGTTCACGTGGCAGTGGTAATGTCAACGAAACTGACGGCAAAGTTAGTGACTTCGAAATAGTCACAGTCGATGTAGTTGCACAACCTAGTGCTCCAAATGCTTATCCAACAGCGATTTACGAAGGACTGATGAATATGCGTGGGGGTGCTGGTGTATTCGAGATGGCACGTGAAGCCAGTGCAGATCAAAAAGTACAGAAGTATTTGAAAGAGCAAGTAACACGCTTGATCAAAGATCTTAAAATTAAATAGGAGATCAGAATGTTAGACGCTATCAAACCATTGTTAGATAGTGGCATCATTAACGAAGAAACCCAAACTGCTATTAACGAAGCTTGGGAATCTAAAATTAATGAAACCAGAGAAGAAATTCGTGCAGAAATGCGTGAAGAGTTTTCTGGACGCTACAATCATGACAAAACTCAAATGGTTGAAGCTCTAGACAAAATGGTTACTGAAACACTCACCGCTGAACTTAAAGAGTTCGCCGACGAGAAACAGGCTCTTGCAGAAGATCGTGTTAAATTCAAAAAAGACATGGTTGAACGCTCAACTAAATTTGATAACTTTATGGTTACCAAACTAGCTGAAGAATTAAAAGAGTTACGTGAAGATCGCAATTCTCAAACAGAAGCAGTTGCTAAGTTAGAGAAATTTGTAATCCATGCGTTAGCTGAAGAAATCAAAGAGTTTGAACAGGACAAACGTGCTGTAGTTGAAACAAAAGTTAAACTTGTAGCAGAAGCAAAAACTAAACTTGCTGAACTAAAAGAAGCATTTGTTAAACGCAGTTCTAAACTTGTTAAAGACGCAGTAACAACCAATCTAGGCTCAGAAATGGCTCAACTAAAAGAAGACATTCAAACTGCTCGTGAGAACATGTTTGGTCGACGCCTATTTGAAGCATTTGCTAGTGAGTTTGCTGTTACTCATTTAAATGAGAACAAAGAACTTAAGAAACTTTCAGATAAAATTGCAGAAACAGAAGCAAAATTAGCTGAAGCTCAAGAAGCGATTGCGGAAAAAGAAGCATTAGTTGAATCAAAAGAAACAGAGGTTAAAGTTATTAAGGAAAGTGTTGCTCGTAAAGAATCACTTGACTCATTACTTAAACCATTAAACAAAGAGAAAGCATCAATTATGATGGATTTACTCGAAGGTGTGCAAACTGAGAAATTACAGTCTGCATATGATAAGTATTTGCCAGCAGTACTAAACGAAACAGCGAAACCTAAGGCCGACAAGCCGGTATTAGCTGAATCTCGTAGAGAAGCAACTGGCGATAAATCTGCTAAAACTGTTGATACTCATGAAGTTGATAACAATGTTATCGAAATCAAGAGATTAGCGGGGCTGAAGTAGTAACTTTTAATTAAAAGGAAGAAATTGAAATGACAACCCAACTATTAGAAGGCCGTTGGAATGAGACTAAAGACGCATTATTAGAAGGTCTACAAGGTTCTCGCCGTTCAACAATGGCTGTAATATTAGAAAACACTAAGAAGCACTTGAATGAGACTGCTACTGGTGGCGCAACAGCAGTAGGTAACGTTGCTACACTAAACAGAGTTATCCTTCCGGTGATTCGTCGAGTTATGCCAACTGTTATTGCTAACGAAATCGTTGGCGTACAACCAATGACTGGTCCTGTTGCACAGATCCATACATTACGTGTACGTTATGCTGATCAAGTTACAGCATCAAGTGGCGATTCAACAACACCAGGTGACGAAGCATTATCACCATACAGAATTGCAACTGCATATTCTGGTACAACTGCAGGTAAAGCGGCTTCTACAAGTACATTAGAAGGTGATGCAGGTAACAGAATTAACGTTCAAATCTTAAAACAAGTTGTTGAAGCAAAAACACGTAAATTGTCTGCACGTTGGACATTTGAAGCGGCACAAGACGCACAGTCTATGCACGGTTTAGATGTTGAAGCAGAAATCATGGCGGCTTTAGCACAAGAAATTACTGTTGAAATCGACCAAGAAATTCTAGCTTCATTAAGAAGTTTAGCAGGCTCAACATTTGCTTACAACCAAAGTACAGTTTCAGGTACAGCTACATTCGTTGGTGACGAACATGCGGCATTAGCGGTTACAATTAACCGTGCGGCAAACTTAATCGCTCAACGTACACGTAGAGGTGCTGGTAACTGGGCAGTTGTAAGTCCAGCGGCTTTAACAGTATTACAATCTGCTACTACATCAGCATTTGCACGTAGTACAGAAGGTACTTTTGAAGCACCAACAAACACTAAATTCGTTGGTACATTAAACTCAGCTATGAAAGTATATGTTGATTCATATGCGGCTGACAGTACAGCAGTATTAGTAGGTTACAAAGGTTCAAGTGAATCAGATGCGGCCGCTTTCTACTGCCCATACGTACCATTAATGAGTAGTGGTGTTGTTTTAGATCCAAGTACATTTGAACCAGTAGTAGGTTTCATGACACGTTATGGTTATGCTGAACTTACAAACACTGCTTCATCTCTTGGTAATGCGGCAGACTACTTAGAAAGTATTGCAGTTTCTAACTTATCTTTCCAATAAGATTAGTTCGAACACATACTTTTATAAGTTTGTACAAAAAGCACTCTTCGGAGTGCTTTTTTTTGATCTAAATTTCGCTAAATATATTTGTTCATAAGAACTTAGAACTTATGCGGCACCCACCGCGTAGGCCTAGAACGCCAATTTATTTTTAAGGAGAAAACAAATGGGAAGACCAGTAAATAAAAGATACTTTAGTGAAACTTTTGATGCGGCGGCACACGTTGTCGGTGGTTCATCTGCTGTAGCGGCAACAATTAATTCACAAAAAGGTACAAAAACATTCAACGTAACAACTGCACAAGGTACAAGCGATGTAACATTAGTTGCCGCGGCAATACCAACCGAAGGCCAAATGAACATCACGGCCACTGACTCAGCAGGCGGTACATACTACGTTGTTAAATTGTTTAACCAAACAGCAGTTTTAGTACAAAACGATGGTACACAATTTGATGACAACGCTAAAGTTGACTGGACAGCATTAGATTCTGTTAACGGTGGTTACTCTGCTATTTCAGCAGGTAATGAAGTAGAAAACGTTTCAGTATCATTAGTATCATAAGAATAATATTCTTAAATTAAAATAGCATTCTTCGGAGTGCTATTTTTTTCTTTATTTAAAACTAGCATAAATAATAGAAACTGGAATAAAATATGGCGATCACAAAAAAAGTTAATACAGATTATACAATTGATGCTACAGATCATCAGGTAACGATCTTAGGTAATTTAACCGTAACAGGTGCAACTACAACAGTATCATCAACAGACACAGAAATTAGTGATAAAGTTATTGTACTGAACTCAGGAGAAACTGGTGCTGGTATTTCAACACCAAGTCCTGCCGCCGGTATCCAAATTGATAGAGGTAGTCTACCAGATGCATTCTTAGTATTTGACGAAATACTTGATGTATTTGCAATTTCATATGATGGTGTTACCTTTACTAATATTGCTACTACATCTGGTAGTGGTACAGGTTCATTAGAAAATGTTGTAGAAGATACAACACCACAACTAGGTGGTAATTTAGAAACAAATGGATTCCATCTACAATTTGATGCAACAACAATTGAACCATCAGTAACTGCTAATGCTACAGTAATTTATCAAGATACAGTAGGCAGTGCAGGTAGTGGTTTATATGTAAAAAATTCCGGAACGTCAGACGGACAAGAATTAGTAACAAAAGCAAAAGCGATTGTATTCTCGCTAATACTATAGGATTAAAAAATGGCAATTTCAAATACTACATTAGCAACGACACTAGGAAATATCTATGTGAGTTCTGGGTCAAGTGCTGTTACTGCAATCTATCTATGTAACGTAGATACTTCTGCACACAATTTTAATATATATGCAGTACCAAGTGGAGGATCTGCAGATACAACAACTCAAATATATGCAAATGTTAGTATTGTATCTGAAGATACTTATGTCATCGACACTGAAAAGTTAATTATGGAAGACGGTGATTATCTAGTAGCTAATGCGTCAGCAAATACAGCCGTAACAGTAACAGTTAGTTCAATAGGAATTTAATAATGGGTAGACATGTTAAAAATGTTAAACCAAAAAGCGGATCATACTCGTTAGTGATTCCAAACGGTACTAGTACCATTGGTCCAGCATATCCAGAAGGCGGACAAATAAGATATAACTCTTCAATTGAAACAATGGAGTTTTGGAATGGTACACAATGGCATGCACTAGCACACCAAGGAACTGTTGGAATTGTTAGAGATGACTTCACAGGTGATAATTCAAATCA